AACAAGGTGTGAGTACTAAACAAGGTGTGAGTACTAAACAAGGTGTGAGTACTAAACAAGGTGTGAGTACTAAGTAACACCTAAATTTGGTATACTAACGCGAGAGGGTATCTCCCATTACACCAAGCGATTATCCCCCATATACCCCTAGTGCACTATTACCATCATCATGTTGAACATCATGTAGTTCACCTAGAGTGTACCCTAGTACATTATCAGTACACTTAGTTGTTCATAGTAGTTCACCTAGGGTATCCTGTGTGGTATATACTAGGTATGCATAGAGAAGAGAGTGTACTAGTGGGGATATATCTCTTTTATCTACATGGGTGTATCTCTTTTATCTACATGGATATCTCTTTTATCTACATGGATATCTCTTTTATCTACATAGGTGTATCTCTTTTATCTACATAGGTGTATCTCTTTTATCTACATGGATATCTCTTTTATCTACATAGGTATCTACTGTATTACTAGAGTGTACTAATAGTAGTATATCTCTTCTATCTATGTGTGTATCTCTTTATCTATCTATATTACGTCCAGCAGTATACTGTTATATATCTATAGTAGTACACCTATAGTGTATCCTAGTATATCCATCATTGTACTCTTAATAGTACATACTGTAGTACACCTATGTATACTACTAAGTATACCATACATTGTTCTACTGTAGTTCTATATCTATCTATATATAAAGATATCCTGCTTGCGATGTATACCCTCATCGTTGTATCTCATGATTATATCTCATCGTTACATCGCATGCTTCTATGGCATATCCTATGCTATCTCATACAATGTATCGTCCAGCAGTATCTTGTTTTGTCCATCATTATCCTCCGCCGTGTGTTTCTCTTTATGGGCGTTCCCCTCCTTTCAGTCGGGTCGGGCTATCCGCTGCGGCTTCCTCGTCTATCGCTAAGTTCGACTAATCGTCTCTGTGTCTCTCCGAGCCACCGATACGATAAGTCTCACTAAGCTCTCTCCTCGGCGATCCTCCGCTACTATCCCTAACGCAGTACCCGCACTTGCAGGCTACCTATGAACATCCTATACACCTCTCTTGCGCTCTCTATAGCTTCTTGTCGCTCCGCCACGCTTCGTATCCCTCTAGACTATGACAGGCTGCTCGATAATCGCACCGTCCTCGCTACGCGAGGGGTGGTTGCTACGCACCCTCCCCTCGCTACGAGTCCGATTTTAGCGATTATCTCCCATCCTGTCAAGTCTATGCAGTGTTTGTGGTCGCTCCGCTGTGGACGCTCAGGATGGTAGGTTTTTCCCTACCTAGGGGAAATCCCTACAGTTTACACAGGCAGCCGAGTTTGTGCTATACTTTATCCATCTTTTGGAGGAGTCGCTATGACTGATCTAATCGCTAAAGGCATCTGCCTCGTCCTTGCCGCCGCCTTTATCTGGGTGTGCTGTCTGTTCGTTTATGCCATCGCTTAAGGAGTATCATTATGACGTCTAAGATTATCGCCCATATGCAGGCGAGAATGGAAGAGCTTAAGGCTCGCACCCTCGCCAGTCTCCAGAAGGCTGGGCGACCCCGTGTCGTCGCTCAGACGGTGTTCATCACCGCCGCACGTGCCTGTGGTCTGCCGGCTACCCGCAGCATCGTTAATGATATGACGGCGGTTAAGCCGCTCATCCGTGCTATGGTTGCGGACGGAAGCCTCGAGTTTCACTACATCGAAGGAGGTACGTCATTCTATACGATCCCGAGCGTTGACCCCGCGACGGGTAACACCGCCCATACGCCGGGCGAGGCTACCTTCGAGGTAGACCCCCGTCACATCGAGCAGGACTGCTTGCACTTGCAGGCAGGACGCTTGCTTGCGTCCCGAGTCTGGCGTGTCAACGTCCGCAGGCTTGAGGAAGCACGAGACCGCAACGCTAACGGTTACGTGTTTAATAATTTCAAATGGGAAAAGGCCCCGGCTGAAGATGATGCTGCATTTATTGCGCAAAGGCAGCAGATTGCCGCTATCTCTGCTATCGTTGAGTCTATTGGCGTCAACGTATCGTTCGATGCCTTCTGCGACGATAGGGGTAGGTTTTATGTCCGTGGGGGCTACGCTAGCCCGTACATGGGTAAATTGGGTCGTTGGCTGTATACTGCCGACGATGAATGCACCCTTGATCATAGGACGTCGTTCGCTCAGAACTTCGCCCTACTGACGGGCGACAGCATGGGCAAGTATTGCGGTGTGGGTACCGCAGAGGATTGCGACTTCTGGCGTGGTCTCCTTGCCCCCTACGGCGTGAATATCGCCCCGCACAGCCTGCATCGTGATGCGTGCAAAGCATACGGCATGCCCCTGTTCTATGGAGCAGGCCAGAGCCTTGCCGCTGAACGTCGTGACGCCCTGCTCAAGCAGGCAGTATCAGCAGGTGAGATCGACGACGAACAGGCTAAGGCTATCGCCGAAGCCCTCGACGCTGTGGGCGAGAAGCTCAAGGGCTTTCAGGAAAGCACCCGATCCTTCGCACAGTCCTTCGTGGACTGGGGCGAGGATCCTCACTGGACTACCCCCAGTGGCTTCAAAGCCGGTAAGAAGTACCGCACTCACAAGATGGTGGTTTGGAACTCCGGAGAGAACGATTGTACGTGGTACTGTCCAAAGAGCATGACCGTGAAGGTTAAGACAGGTGTTATCTGCACGCAGCCTAAAGATGAAGCTGACAAATCCGTGTTGGTCGCCACTACTGCGAACATCCTGCAAAGCCTCGATGCAGCCTTGATGGCTAAGGTAATCGTTGCGTTTAAGCAGGAAACGGGAACTACCTTATTTCCCCTTCACGACTCGTACACCGTACCAAAGGAGCTTGCCCCCGCACTTACGACCTGTGTCGTGGAGTCCATGCGAGAACTCGCGGACTCCGACGAGATGAAGGCGCTCCGCCGTGAATTGAACCTCCCGCCGGTGAAAATCCTCACTGGGAAGGCTCGACCTTCAGACCAGATGCGAAACCTCGATCTTCGTCAGATGAACCCGCTCGACGAGGAGTAAAAATTCCATAGGGGCAGCGCCCCTATGGAGTCTCCTAGCCCCTGCCCTTTGGCGGGGGCTTTTTATTGCCCCGGAGTTTCACAGAACCGATATCACAAAAGAATCAGGTGATAAAAAAAAAATTCGCTCGCTTCGCTCGCTCGATCTATCGTGGCACGCTTCGCGTGCCTCTCTTAAACTCGGGGGCGCTCCGCTCCCCCGAACCCCCTCGAAGGGAGAGGCATGCTGCCCCTCCCTCGCCCTCCCCTGCTCACGTGCCGTCGCTGTACTGTACTAACAACGTTAAACTTATGAGTTAGACTGAAGGGCTGTACTGCTAAACAGAGGTCGTACCTAAGCTCGTCATGAATCCTCGACTTTCATCAGATTGATGATACACAACATCTCCAATAAATTGTTGAAGAGCATTAGCTACGAAAGTCAAGGCTCCATGACTCTTATGAATCAAAGACCTGCTAGCTTTGCAGAGCATGAGGAAACTCATGCGCTGCGGACTACGACAGTGCCTAAAGATTCAGGAATGTACTCATTCCGAAGCACTACACAGTGCCTAAAGATCGAGGCTTGCACTAGACCCGAGGTACTCAGTGCCTAAAGATCAAGGTTAAACTACTGCCATGGACTTAGCCGCCCTTCAGGCGGCATAGGGACCGTTCCACGTCCCTACGACCCTGTGGCTTGTAGAACAGTGCCTAAAGAAAAAGGATAGTACTACGCCGAGGCAAAGAGTGCCTAAAGTTCAAGGACTGCAGACACTCCGACGCTGATACTCGCCCTTCGGGCGAGAAAGGGGCCGTTCCACGCCCCTTTCGATCCCCTTGGCCTATAGCACGCGAGAGCTGTACTGCTTAGCAGCAGTAAACTTACGCAAAGGGCTTGCCCTTCAAAAGGCAACGCCGTAACCAAGTTCAGAGCTGATGCTGACTGGAGTTAAGATGTAACTAAAACTGAAACTAACCTAGGCCAAGGCCTAGGGTGTACTCACAAGCGTAATCTTCATTTACAACATCTACCCTAACCAAGAGGACAATATGTACAAGCTCACCTACAGCTTGTATGAACGTGTCAAGGCAACGTATGGTGAAACCGTCGCCAACGACATCAACGACGCCCTTCGAAACCCCGCAGGAATCGAAAACGAAAACGGTACCTGCGTGACGGTCAGCGTTAACCTCGGCTGTCGAGACAAGATTGTATGTCTTGACTCAGCAACCTTCATCTTTGACAAGATGGACGAGGTCATAGACCTCAAACCGCCTCGAATGCTGGAGTGGTACATCCCCAAGGATATCTTCATGGGCCACCTTGAACAGAAGACTGTCGTCTTCTTACACAAGAGTGGCAACAGCTACCACGGCAAGGTAGACTGCGTTGACTATGAAGATAAGTCCATTCATCTTGAAAGCGATGCGTGGTATTGGATGCAAGATATAACCAAGATCATGGTTATCAAGTAAGAAGAAGAATTCATTCTGCAGGTAGCTCAACGGATAGAGCATAGGTCTTCTAAACCTACGATAGGGGTTCAATTCCCCTCCTGCGGTCCAGAGTTGGAAGTACAGTTCAAGGGGGTACCCATGGGCTGTACTTGCAATGCGATGGTGAGATCCATCGCGAGGTCTAGCGCAAGACCCAAAGCAAAAGCCAGAGTAACTCAGCTGTAAGAAAACGAGTTGGTGAACACCACCTGAGCGCTTCGTGCAGGAACCCACGTTAATGGCCTCGTTGCTCCACGTATAGGCAGAGCTTGGAACTCTGAAACTCACCACGCTGTGATGCCGCTCCATCACCCTTCATAAGATGAGGGAGAATCTTACGCGAGGTCATGCGTTAAACGACTAGGAAGGTATTCTAGATACCTTCCGGACTACACTCAGGCCAGAGCGTAGTCCTATGGATCAGTCCATAGGTCTACGTTTTGGTATAACCAAGGAGATTACCATGAAATACAAACTCACCGCAACTGCTCAGAAGTGCTTGGTTGCAATGGCACCCAAGATGCCTCCTCGATGGACTGACGAAGGTCATGCCCTGTGGGAAAAGACCTTTAGGTACATCGAGAAGGCCTACCAAGATGCAAAGGAGCATGGTACTACGCCGAAGTACGTCTTCGCAAAGGGCACCATCAGTGAAACCATGGACGTGGGAATCTATCTCCTCGACGACATGTTCGTTGAAGCCCTCGTCCCTGTCAAGGGACAGTGGTATCCCATGTCCGAACGACAAAGGCTGTACCTTGAGCCCGATGACATCGTGTGGTACAACGTGTGGTACGCAGAACCTAACAAGGGCTACTACGTATCCAAGTACCCTGCAGGTGGAAACAAGCGCACCACGCACTTCTGCGTGGTAAATGCTCTTCAAGAACCCGAAGCAACCAAGAAAGAGGAAGCAAAATGACAATTAGTGAGCTGATTGAACTCCTTCAGGAAGTTATGGAAAAGGAAGGTGACATTGGTGTCGCGTACACGTACAACGACGGCGGCTACCCCATGATGGGAGAGGAATATGTCGGGGGAGTCGAAGTTCGACATACCCAGTACGGCGACAAGGCCGCCGTACTCTGGTAACCAAGGAAGAAGAGAATCATGAATCTTCAAAACATGACAATCATACGCCCTGATTGGGATACTCAAGCCTTCTGCTTGTTGTACGACGGGAGGTACATCCTCGTGTCGTACGACACTGCAATCTGCTGTGTACACGACGATGGTAAAGCCATCATCGTTGAGTTCAACCCATGTTATAGGCAGAGCGTAACCACGAGCAGACATTTCAGGTGGTTCATGAGAACCATCCCGTTCTATATGCAGAAGAAGATGCAAGAATTCCCAAAGCGCAAAATGCGTAGCACAAGGGAATTCATGGACTACTTTGGTGCAAGGACTGAGATTCCCGTATGAAGAAACACGGACCTCATGAAATTGAAATTACTTGGTTGGGCGGGTATAACTTGGGAACTGTCCAAGGCGAAGCCCATTCCAAGTATGGTGATGTGTATATTGACATCACCAAGCGTGGAGCCAGCACGTGGGTACTCGACATCTACAAAGATGAATACGAACTCATTGCGACATGGTATGTTAGTAATCAAGAACTAAGGAGCATGCTTATGTATGTTCAGGTAAACACTCACTCTGAAGACGAAACCGAAATGTATGGTGAAGTCTACAGTATCGGAGACAATCAGAAAATCTGTGCGTTCAAGTGGACGCTCAGTGACGGCGTGGTGTGGACGGATCCCGCAGGTCTGTGGGGTACCAGCATCGTGGATTTCATTGACGAAGAATGCACGGGGATGTACTATGAATCGTTGCCCTAAGAACAAACGTGTAAATACCAACAAGCGTAACCAAGGCAAGGAGATTCAAGGCTACGTCTTCGGACAGAAACGTGATTGGAAGAAACTCCAGAGAGGCAAGCCTCGCTATGGCTGTACTGCCACTCTGCAGTTGGTAAGCGCCTTTGTCTTTGGTGATCCCTACTACTTTACCAAGACTCCCTCTTCGATTATGTGGGAGAACCTTCAGCATGAAGTAATCATTGGGACCATCGACAAGAAGAATGGACTTCATGTGAGTCCATCTATTCATGCGGCATGTGCTCCCGTTGAATACAACGCATACAAGGTGTTGGTTGAGATTTGCAGTACGCAGATCATCAACAATGATGGAACCAAAGAGTACATGACTACTCGTGTCACTGCCGATGACGATCAGAATGATCTCCTCATGGCACCAATGAGTTTTGTGTACAGAATCTGTGACAATTTAGTGAAAGCAAGGGCTAAAGGATGGAGACCGAAGAATGGCTACAAGAAGCACAGAGACTTCCTGTAGGTAGTTCTAAACGGATCTATCATGGTGCAGAGAGGCGCCCTAATCTCGTAGTAAGAAACCTACCAGATAAGTGGACAGCCTACTGCTTTGCGTGTAAGGAATACGCAGAGGTACGTAAATCCTACGTTAGGATCGAAGAGGAGCAGTCAATCATTAACCAAGATCAGGTTAACATGACAGGACTGTACAGCCTGACTGATCCTCGTGTACCTCTGCGTCGCATTGTGTACTTCCTTCACACCAAGCACATGAGTCTATCGCTAATACAACCTTACAACCCTAGATGGGATGCAAGGCGCAAACGATTAACCATAGACCTGCCAGATGGCAGGCTTGGTCGAGACATTTATGGAACCAATCCTGCCAAGTGGTACGTGTATTGGAACTCTGTGCAGTACGGATCCGCATTCGGAAGCAATGAGCTAACAGCACAGAACATCATCCTCACAGAGGACATGTTCAGTGCAATCAAGGCTCAGAGATTCCTGCCCGATACGCAGTGCATAGCGCTCCTAGGAACAGCCCTTACAAGGGGCGTAGAACAGGCTCTATTGCATTGCAAGCCTCGGATGGTACATCTTATGCTAGACGGGGATGAGACGGGCTACAAAGGCTCCTATAACGTCCTACGGCGTCTTAAACTCCTAGGGATTCCCTGCATCATGCAGAACCCCGAGAAAGGCGACCCCAAGGATCAATGTAGAGAGTGGTTTGAAACTAAATTCAAGGAGGCTACATGATTGACATCGTGCTTCTTAAGGCACTGTCAAACAAGAAGCATTTCACAGCAACGTACAAGAACCTACCGCAAGAGATGTTGGATCCTGTAACCAACAGGATCCTGTATCTCTATGGCTTGTACTTCGTAACTTATCCTGATCATGAAGAGATCAATCATGAAGCGTTGATCTCCTACATTGATTTTAAGGTAAGAGATGCAGCCAAGCGTGAAGAGATTCACGCTGTGCTAAACACAGTACAGAAGACTGAGATTCCTCCAGAGGTTCTAGAGAACACTCAGAACCAGATTGAAGAACTCGCATTCAGTGGTAAGCTCGGTGCAATGCTGACGAAGTACAACGCAGGTGAGGACATTGATCTCACCTATGAGGTGTCTGTACTTGCAACACAAACAAGAGAAAGGATGTCTGTGCTTGGCTCCAAGAAGTGGGCTGACGAAGACATTCTGAAATACCTAGAGGAAGATGCTGATGACAGTGGACTTCAATTCACGACTTTCGATATTCTTCACGATAATCTTAAAGGCTTACATAGCGGGCACAACGTGGCTGTGGTTGCACCTACTGACAAGGGGAAGACCTCTCTACTCTGTAGACTGGCAGTTGACTTTGCAATTCAAGCCAAAGACCTCGAAGAATACAAAGACTCCTGCATTCTGTATCTTGTCAACGAGGGGCTAGCTGAGACTATCACGCCAAGGATTTACTGCACGGCGTGTAACTGCACAAGAGACACAGCCCTTGCTATGGCTAGGGAAGGCAAGCTCGTACCTGCCTATGAAAAGATCGTAGGCAAGAGAGATGCTATTCGACTTGTGAACATTCATGGTATGAACGTATCTCAAGTAGCCAAGATCATTGAAGCTCATAAACCGTACATGGTGATTACCGACATGACAGGTAGAATTCGTGCTAATGGTAACTCCAAGGGCATGAATGAACTCCAAGAACTTGAAGAAGTATGGAATAACATGAGAGAACTCAGTGCCATGCTTAAGTTCATTCATATCGGTACTATCCAAGTCAGTGCTGAAGGCATGGACAACCTGTATCCTCCTCTCACTGCAATGCAGTGGAGCAAGGTAGGCATTCAAACAACGCTTGATCTCTGTATCATGGTAGGGGCTTTACAGAACCCTGAAGCAGGTATGGAAGACATCCGAGGGATTAGTACCCCAAAGAACAAACTCAGTCGATCAGGTAAACGCGCAGAAAACAAGTTCGAAGTAGTATTCGATCCAGAACTTAATCAATGGAGATAGTATGATTCCAATCCCGCGATATACAATTGTTGACCTAGAAACGGAGAACCATGAATACTATGGCATGGTAGCTCCTCCTTTCTGTCCCGAAAACTACATTGTTGAAGCGGGATGGAAGAATAACCAAGGCCCTGTTGAATCCATGAGATTCAATAACAGGGAAGAGCAGAAGGCTTCTGCATGGTTTGACTATGCTTTCGACAACGGAAAGCCTGACTCATACTGTGAAGTCATGGTTGCTCATAATGCAACCTATGAATTGCATTGGTTCATGCACGACTACATGCCTAGCCTTATGCGATTCCTTCAGAATGGTGGTAAGATTTGGTGTACTCAATACGCCGAATACCTACTTAGCCAACAGCAGGACTTGTATCCTGACTTGAATACCACGGCACCTAAGTACGGTGGTACACCTAAAGTTGATGAAGTCAAGATCCTATGGGAACAAGGTGTTCTCACTTCAGAGATCGACCCTGATCTTCTGCATGAGTATCTGTGTTCCGATCATGGTGACGTAATCAACACGGAGAAGATCTTCCTTGGACAATGGGAAGAAGCTCAGAAGCGTGGTATGCTCAAGATGATCCAATACAGAATGGATGCGCTTCTGTTCAATGCGTTCTGTACATTCTTCGGTATGCACATCGACATGAATGTTGCAGAGAAGAATCTCAAGGAACAGGAGAATCGACTGCAAGAACTACACAATAAGGTCAATGCTCATCTTCCAAAGGATCTACCCTTTGAATTCAAGTTCTCTTCAGACTACCACATGAGTGCTTGGTTGTTCGGTGGAACACTCAAGTACAAAACCAAAGTGCCCTATGACCCGCCTAAATACGCCAAGAAGACGGTATACAAGGACTCTGAGGGTGGATACACTGATGAGCCTACAGAAGGCTGTGTACGCTTCACTAGTGGCAAGAACAAGGGACTCCCTAAGCCGTTCAAGATCGACACAGATGAAGAACTTCTGAAGTGGGGTGAGAAGCTGTACACATTCGAAGGGCTAATGAACCTGAAGGATCTACCTCAAGAAATTTCTGATAAATTCATTGGCGAACGTCCTGAATTCGCAGGTAAGCGATTTCAAGTAGACGGTACGCCAGTCTTTAGCACTTCTGCGGATGCACTTGCAACCATAAAACGGTATTGCGACGTGGTCGACGAATTGCTTGAGATTGCTCAGTTGGAGAAAGACAATGGAACGTACTATCGGCGGTACGAATACGACTCTGAAGGGAACGTTAAGAAGGTTTCTGGAATGCTACAGTATGTTATACCAGAATCATCCATCATTCACCATCAGCTTAATGCGTGCGCTTCTCGCACGGGAAGACTCTCAAGCTCCCGACCAAATCTGCAAAATTTGCCTAGAGACGGTACAAGCAGAGTTAAAGAGATGTTCTCAAGTCGATTTGGAGACCATGGAAGATGTGTTGAAGTCGACTATTCCGCCCTTGAAGTCGTAACGCTAGCTGCTGCCAGTAATGACAAGAACTTGATTGAACAGCTTGAGAAAGGCACAGACATGCACTGCTATAGACTGGCAGGCGCATTGAATGAGCCTTATGAAGAGGTGTACAAGAAGTGTCATGAGGAGGATCATCCTGACCACAAGAAGTACAAAGAACTCAGAACAGCAATCAAACCAAGAGCCTTCGCTGCTCAGTACGGAGCCTCTGCAGGAGGTATCTCCTTTGCAACAGGCTGTACGCTACAAGAAGCAGAGAAGTTCCTCGAAACTGAAGCTAAGCTCTTCCCTGAGAGCAGAGCATTTAAGGACAAGGTTCGTTCAATGGTTGAACAGACAGGCTTGTTACCTGAAGCCATTGAGCGAGAACTTGATCCTGCGACAAATTCATGGTATGTATTCCGAAGGGGATACTACAAAGCGCCTGGGGGTACAGAATACTCCTTCAGGCAAAGAAAACAATGGAAAGATCACAAAGAAGTCCTAGACTATAAGGACACTGAGATCAGCAACTATCCTATCCAAGGCGAAGGTGCGTTCATCGTGCAGACCGCCTGTGCTAGGATCATTAGATGGTTGATTAAAGAGAACTTCTTTGATGGATCTATCCTACCGATTAACACTGTGCATGACGCTGTGTACATTGACTGCAAGACTGAAGAACTCGCTAGACGAGGAGGTAAGGCAGTAGCATGGATCATGGGCACTACGCCCAAGTACATTGCACAGAACATCCCAGCGTACAAGGCATGGATGTACGATGAAGTACCTTTCCCTGCTGTACCCGAAATGGGATACAACCTCTTTGACAAGACCCACGTAGAATAAGGACTAACTATGCTTTCCGCTATTAAGAACATTGCAAACGAAACCACGACTGACCTCGACATGAGTACCGCCTCCAAGGGTGGTGAGAAGTACCTGCTTCCTGTTGGTACTGCCCTCGGTCGACTTGTTGAGTACATTGAATTCGGCAAACAGCCGCAGGAATTCAAGGGTGAGAAGAAGGATCCCGCCATGGAGATCCAGATTGGCTTTGCCCTGTACGGTGAAGGCTATCAGAAGGAAGACGGCTCTCCGCGTATGATCAGTACGTACCGCATGAAGCTCTCGAACAATGAGAAGAGCAAGTCTTTCAAGCTCTTTAGCCGTATGAACGCTAAGAAGACTGCCAAGAACTTCGCACAGCTCCTTGGTGAGCCGTTCCTTGTGCCGATCATTCATAGCACGAATGGCAAGGGCACGTATGCTCGTATCGACCTCGACAACATTGGCTATGCCATTGATCCGATTCGTCGTACTGAGTATCCTGTTCCTATGCCTAACGAAGATGTCTATCGTGTCTTCCTGTGGAACCATCCGACGAAGGAGATGTGGGATTCGATCTACATTGAGAAGAACAACTTCCTTCAGGAGACGTGCCTCTCTGCTACTGACTATCCGAACAGCAAGCTCGAACAGCTTCTGAAGGGTTCTGTCCCTTCGCTTGAAGCCGCTCCTGATGAGAACTTCGACGAAGTGCCGTTCTAATGAAACTCAGGGATATACAGATCCCTGATACCGATCAATTCAAGCCTAGCATGGACCGTGTCCTCATCATGGATGGGGATGCGGCATGCTATGAGGCGGCTTCTAAGTACGTAAAGCTGGATACAGCTATTCGATGCGTACACATGAAGATTCTTGAAGCTATGTTTCTTACGAACTGCAAGAAGGCTAGAGTCCATATCACTCCTGCAGGTTGTTTGAAAGCAGGCAGAATGAACTTGATTGGTGTAAAGCCTTATCAGGGTAATCGTAAGGACAAGAAGAAGCCTGAGTTGTTGGAAGCTCTCAGGCAAAATATCTCGGCATTACTCAATGACAAGAACATTGAGGTGTTTGCTCATTATGATATTGAGGCTGATGATGCAGTGGTTATCGACAGTTATTACTACCGCAACAAAGGACTTGTGTACAGTCCTGACAAAGATCTTAGAATGGTTGTGTATCCTCTGTATGATTTGGATACTGGCAGGGTTTGTACTATTGCTGACCCTTTTGGTGATATTAGCATCTCCAGTACTGAGTCTGGTCTTCCTCATCCAAGGGGGCAAGGGCTGAAGTTCTTCTGGTGGCAGATGCTCATGGGAGATACTGCCGATAACATTCGAGGCTTGGATAAGTACCAAGGCAAGAACATCGGTATGAAGAAAGCCTATGAACTGCTGAAGCCTATCAAAGACGAAGTCACTGCGGCTATTGTAGTGCTCAGTGCATACAAGGAAATCAATCAGAATCCTCTTCCTGAAGCGAACATGCTGTGGCTTCTGCGTAATGAAGCAGACAGCTTTCAGAAGCATCTTGCGGAGCTTACTCCGAGTATGCCCCATGAGCTTGTCCAATGGCTTAGAGATTGCTACAAAAGGAAGTGGAGGAAGGATTGAGAAAGATTAGTAGGTCCCAGCTCAGAGCGTGGGCTATCGGACACATCAAGACTAAGCAGGGAGGACTGTGTCCTCTCTGTGGTAAGCCCATCTCTCTTCAGGTGATGGGTAATAAATCCGACTACGTGGTTGACCATGACCACGAGACGGGAGAAATTAGAGGCGTGCTGCATCGCTCATGTAATGCAGCTGAAGGTAAAGTAAGCAATGCAGCCGCCCGTTGGGGTGCCAAAAGCACCAAGTACAGCGATATCATCCCATGGTTGCACAGGATGCTTGATTACCTAGAGAACAATGAAGGTACTGGGATTATCTATCCCGACCATAAGACTCCTGAAGAACGTGAAGAACTCAGGAAACAACGCGCTAGAAAGGCGCAGGCATTACGCAAAGCAAGACAGGCTTTGCGTGCTAAGGAGAAACATGATTAAGGTAATTAAGAAAGACGGCACTGTCGAACCGTTCAATATGGAAAAGATCTTCAAGGCTATCGACAAAGCCAGCCAACGTGCTAACTGCAACATCCGTAGAGACGACCATGAGCTTCTGGAGTCGTACATCACTTTTGAATGCGAGTCCAAGGGCAAGGACATCCCTACGTCTGAGATGCATAGCATCGTAATCAAGGCGCTGTATGCTTGTGACTACAAGGCTATTGGTGACGCATACAAGGAGTTCAGAGACTACAAGAACACGTATGCCAAGGCCTTTGAAAAGGTGAAGGATGATGCGGATACTGTTCTTCTTCTCGGAGATAGGGAGAATGCTAACTTCGATTCTTCGCTTATCAGTACGAAGGGTTCGCTCATCAAGGGGTATCTCACGAAGGAACTGTACAAGCAGTTCTATCTGAATAAGGAAGAACTCCAAGCTACGAAGGAAGGCACGATCTATATCCATGATCTTCGAGACATGATTTTCAACAGCATCAATTGCTGTCTGTTCGACATGGGTAATGTTCTCAAGGGTGGATTCAGTATGTCCAATGTGGACTACACTGAACCTACTAGCGTGCTCAGTGCGCTTCAGGTTATCGGTGACATCACGCTCGTTGCTACTGCACAGCAGTTCGGTGGGTTCACCATCCCGAGTATTGACAAGACGCTTCTCCCGTATGCCAGAAAGACTTACAATAATGCCTTCAAGAAGTATTTCGATACTTGTAATCTGGAACATGACGAAGCAGACTCCATGGCTCTTGGTGACCTCAAGCGTGAGCTTGAACAGGGCTTCCAGTCTCTTGAGCTGAAGCTCAATACCGTGCCGTGTTCCAGAGGTGACTTCGCCTTCACCACTCTTACGTTCGGTGAGTGGAGCAATGACCTTCCTGATCTCGACAAGGAGATCCTCCAGATGGTGTGTGAAACCATCCTTGAGATTCGCATGAGGGGGCACGGTCCGAAGGGTAAGCAGGTTGTGTTCCCCAAACTCGTGTATCTCTATGACTGGGAACAGCACAGTGGTGCTGAACATGCTGAGGTGTTCGACAAAGCTGTCGAATGCTCTAGCAAGTGCATGTACCCTGACTACCTTGCAATCAACTCTGACTACGGTTCGGTGTCTGAAACCTACAGAGCATCGAACAAGCAGTGCGTTACTCATCCGATGGGTTGCAGGGCATACCTCACGCCTTGGTACGACATTGAAACCAATGAGTACGTATCTGTTGGTCGATGCAACATCGGCGCTGTATCTCTGAATCTTCCTCTTATCTACAAGAAGGATCCTGAGAAGTTCTATGAGAACCTCACTGAGAACCTTGAACTTATTCGTAAGTTCTTCCAGAAGAGGTACGAAGCAGTTGCAGAAACGAAGGCATGCACGAATCCCATGGCATTCTGTCAGGGTGGATTCTACAAGGGGAAGCTCAATCCTGATGAGAAGATCGGTGATCTTACGCAGTATATGACTGCTAGCTTTGGTGTTACCGCCCTCTCAGAATTTGTTGAACTTCATGGTCTGAAGCTGAACTCTGCTCTTGGCAGAGACCTTGCCATCAAGGTTGTTGACTTCATCAATAAGAAGATCAATGAGTTCAAGGAAGAGGATGGCCACCTGTATGCTCTTTACGGTACTCCTGCCGAGTCCCTGTGTGGTACTCAGATGCAGCAGTATCATGACTATTGCAAAGCACACGGAGTTAAAGATGAATTCAAAGGAAGAAACTACTTCACGAACTCGTTCCACATCCACGTCGCAGAAGACATCTCGCCCGTCGAGAAACAGACGTGGGAATTCCCCCTGTTCCATAAGGTTCAGGGTGGGCACATCCAGTACATCAGAATTGATAACCCTGAGAATCTGAAGGCCGTCAAGGCTCTGATTATCAGGGGCATGTACAACGGTTTCTATCAAGGTGTGAACTTTGATGCCGCAGTCTGTGAAGACTGTGGCGAGCACTCCACTAATGTAGGCAAGCACTGTCCGCATTGTGGTTCCAACAACATCTCTGTCATCAGTCGTGTCTGTGGTTATTTGGGTTACTCCAATGTCAATGGACATTCTAGAATGAATGACGCCAAGATGGCAGAGATCAAAGACAGGGTAAGTATGTGATGGAATTGCTAGTTCAAAGCGCTATAACCTTACTCCTACTGTGATTTAATATATGCGCAGTGGGTCTAGTGGTATTTGTTTGCATACTCTGCTACAAATCTATTAAAGACTGCATAGAAGGGAGAGGATAATATGCTAGAAATTACTACAGCTCTGCTGTACTGTTGCTTGTGCGCAGCGGTTGTATGCGTTACCGCAGGTCTCGCATGTCTCACGTATGTGTACGTGAGAGACATGCTTAAAGATCATAAGCGTATCAACAACCTTTAACTAACTAAGGAAAGACCCTACAATGACTACCCCTAAGAAGTACACTAGCGTTACCCGTATTGGTGTTACCGCTAAATTCGAAGCCTACCCTACCTGTAAGGGGCACGTGGACCTTGCAGTCTTCCATTTCCCGAGCATCCGATCCTTCGTTGCTTGGGTGAATGACCATAACAGCAACATCGCTTACGTTGTGGTTAAGGATCCTAAGAAGACTTCGGCTGATCTTTACACGGAGTGTTGGTCCCGAACGTTCATCTCGCCCCATATCAAGCGAGGTTGTACGTGCCACGTGACCATCAGGCTTGACTGTGGAGCTGTCGGACAGCTTACGTTCTATAAGAGTGAGTAATGAATTACTCTGGACTCAACCTATGTGATACCGCTAACGGACCGGGGGTCCGCGTATCTCTGTTCGTTAGCGGATGCTCCTTGCATTGCAAGGGGTGTTTCAACCAAGAAGCGTGGGATAAGAATTATGGAATGCCTTTCGATTCCTACGCCCTCACAAAGGTTCTAGAAGCCTTAAAGGAGCCCTGTATCGAGGGCTTAAGCATCCTCGGCGGTGACCCTATGGAAGAGTACAATCGACGCGATGTGGGGCTTGTATGCGCCTCTGTGAAGGCCTTGTACCCCGACAAGAGTATTTGGCTTTGGACTGGTCGTAAGTTCGAAGAGATCAAATACTACGGTCATATCTTGGATTACGTAGATGTGCTCATCTGCAATCCGTTTATCGAACATCTTAAATGCAAAGGAAAATACTATGGAAGTTCAAACCAAAGAGCTTATCGGAAATCTCCAGACGGAACTTGGAGTTTGGTTCCAGAGGACTCACCAGAATGTTCCTGTTAAGGGGCATCTGAAACAACTGTATCTTACGTGTATCATTGAGGAGTTCAATGAGCTCATTCAAGAGAAGTGCAGTACCCCTAACGACATGAAGGAGCTGTGCGATCTTATCTGGGTGTGCGTGCAGTACGCCAATGCGTGTGGCTACGACCTTGAAGCGGGCATGAATGAGCTGCTTAAGGAGTATTCCAGTAAGTTCTATGATGCACATGGTAACTACAATCCTACCTTCCGATCGGATGGTAAACTCCTGAAGGGAGCAGGTTTCAAGAAGGCAGATTTCAACAAGTTCTTTGAGGATAAACATGAAGATCAGTGATATCTCTGTTGAGTACATGGATCACATGGGCAGTGATTGCACTGTCGTGAATGCCGCTCGCGTCTCCTTTAACAAGGAGATCAAGGCTATGAGCCTCAGTGATGTGAAGCTCCTGCAGTACCTTGCCAAGCACAGGCACTGGTCCCCGTTTGCTCATACGAGCATTCAGTTCAGGTGCAAGGCGCCTATCTTCCTTGCTAGACAGCTTGTTAAGCATCAGGTCGGCGGTGTGTGGAATGAAGTGTCTCGTCGATACGTAGACTCGGCGCCTGAGTTCTACATCCCGCAGGTTGTGCATAAGTATCCTCAGAATGCTAAGCAGGGTTGTGGTGAAGAGCACTTCTTCTCTGAGTATTTCGTAGGAGAAATTCTCGCAGTGACGAAAGACGCAGATTCTGAATACAAGCGACTCATCGTAGAAGGTATTGCTCCTGAAGAAGCTCGTATGGTTCTTCCTCTGAACACCATGACCGAATGGATTTGGACTGGGTCTCTGATGTTCTGGTACCGAGTGTGGAGTCTGAGGCATGATCCTCATGCGCAGTCTGCTGCACGAGAGTTCGCTGATCTTCTGTACAAGGCTATCCCTGATGACTTCAAGGAGAGTATGCAGAGTTTGGTTGATTATTATGGAGATGCGTGATGCGTAAGAAGATTCATAAGTTTCCTAGTAAAGTTCTTAAGCAATTGCTCTACAAAGATACGGTTATTGCTGATGGATACTACCTGCGATACATTATGAGTGAGAAGGTTGATGATGAAGCCTCTGGAGAGCAACGCTGGTACTACCTGTTCAAAGATATGCAAGAAGACAAGTTCTACCTTGCAACGTATTTTGAACACGATGACATCAACGGGTTCTTCCCCTTTGATGGGGAGGGCATGATTGAATGTCGTAATGTAAGTATTATTGGTATCTTAAAGGATTGACTATGCTTTATAAAGATGTGCCTTATGAAGGCGAAGAAGATTACTACGGCGATGAGCCGTATGACGAGGTGTATGATGAGATATACAGTAACGATCCGTATGTTACCTCTGATGAACTCAAGAAGAGCCTGAATGCGTATTCCAAGACTGCAAAGTCTTTCGATCTTCTGGACATTGCTCCTGCGATCCCGTTTGTTCTTGGTAATATCATCAAGTACACGCTTAGGGCACCTCACAAGGGTCAGAAGGAGTCTGATATGGCTAAGGCTAAGGACTACTATTTTACAATGGTTGACAACTACGAGGTTTACACGGCGTGTCAGATCTGGTATAATGAACACCTTGATGCCATGCGACTCATCCGAAAGCTCTACGGTGACGAGCTGTTCGCTGACGTTGATTCTGCAGACTGTACTCTGAGCAACTTCTGTGACCATGTGCTAGCGCTTTAATCTTAAAACATAAGGAGAACTGATGACGGAATGTCCTGATTATACCGATGAAGAACTTGAGAAAGAAGCTCAATACGAACGTAGGTTCTACCAAGAAGGCTTGGCTAGAGCGTACCAACAGATGAAGGAGGCCGTCGATAACGGTAGGCTTCCTGATGTAGGTGTTGGTAAGAAGATCATCAATAGGTCTTTTGCTACGTTGGTTGAGGATCTTACGGAAGCAGCTAAGCCCTGTCGAGGAGTGGGCGCAAAGTACAGCGCACACATCCGTAAGCTAGGGATTGAAGCATCCATGATGATTGGTTTGAGAATCATCCTTTCCAACGGCAGTTCTCCTGAACCTAGACACAGAACTGTTCAGTGTATCTTGGGACGTATTGGTATGGCTATTGAGACGGAATTGCTCGCTCGTAAATTCGAAGAGATCAACCCGTACTACAATGCTCGTATCGCTTCTCAGGTTAAAGAGCAGTGCGTACATGATGTGCGTACCATCAGAGCCAAGTACCTCACTGGTTATAAGGATCTTAGTATTAACTATGAACCTTGGACTGAACAAGAGAGACTTGGCACTGCAAAGGTAGTGATGCAAACTATCTGGAAGGCAGGCCTCTTTACGATCACAAATGGTAGTCGTCGTGCTCCTTCTCTGGTTGAACTCTCTGATGAAGTGAAGATGTTCATCCAGAACAACTACGATCACATCCATCCAGTAATCCAGTTCCCTGTGATGCTCATCAAGCCCCTTCCGTGGAGGGGGATGTACAATGGTGGGTACATTATCCCTGAGCTGAGGAACCACTGTCCGATGATGAAACTCCACGCTATGCCTAGGGACCTCCGTAAATGGGTAACAGAGCGCGTAGGAGGCATCGAGGACGCTCAGGTAAGGGAAGGTATGACCAAGGCTCAGGAAGTCCCGTATCGCGTTAATACGCGCGTCCTAGAGGTTGCTAGGAAGGCGTTCGCCTCTCCCAAGGGATTACTTGGGCTTCCTCCCCATGGTCCGCAGCCTCAACCCCAGTTCCCTTTCCCTGAAGGGTGGAATAAGGACTCCGCTACAAAGGACGAACTTGAGTTGTTCACTAAGTGGAAGCTCGAAATGAAGAGTTGGTACACGTATGAGAACACTCGTCTGGGTAAGAAGAGCGGATTGAATGGCAGGCTCAGGTACCTGAATGAACTCAAGGATGAGCCGAGGTGGTACTGTCCTGCGTTCATTGATTGGCGTGGTAGGGTGTACTTCAGAAGCACGATCAATCCCCAGAGTGCTGACGTAATCAAGGGGTGTATTGATTTTGCAGAGGGTAAAGAGTTAGGAGCAGAAGGACTATACTGGCTGAAGGTTCATGTAGCCAACTGCTGTGGGTACGACAAGAAGAGCTTTGATCTTAGAGTCCAGTGGGTCGACGAACATTGGGAGGAAATTAAAGCATTCCTTCATGATCCGTTGAATGTCGATCCTCCAGAGAAGGACACTGCCTTCACGCTCCTACAAGCAGGATGGGACTTAGAGAGCGCTCTAGCGCTTCCTGACCCCACCAAGCATATCTCCCATACCCCAGTGGCTATGGACGCCACCTGCAGCGGTCTACAGCACTACAGCGCTATGCTGAGAGACGAGGTAGGCGGGTACTACACGAACCTCGTCAAGAGCGATTCTGATGAGAAGCACGACATCTACAAGGCTGTAGCAGAGAAGGCTATGAAATTCCTTCCTGAAGTTACCGATGATGCGTTCATCGTCCAGTGGTGGAAGGACAGGGGGATTCCTAGGTCTATGGCTAAGCGTCCTGTGATGACATACGTGTACAGTGCTACGCTTAGAAGCTGTATTGATTACGTAACGGAGGAGCTAGTCGAGGAGGGTGTTGAGATTCCCAGTGGTTATAGCTACATTAGTCTTAGCACTCCTATCGGCAAGGCTCTTAGAAAAGCCGTTGAAGCTACTGTCCCTAAAGCCAAAGAAGGTATGGATGCTCTTAAGGAGCTAGTTAAATCCCAAGACGATGCGATTAGATGGATAACTCCAGTAGGTGTTCCTGTTGTTAACTACAAGGATAGCTACCACATGAAGCTAGTGCGCCTTAGCTGTATGGGTTTGACGAATATCTCTTATGGCTTTAGTGGCGCAGAGTACAATCGTATGAAAGCTATCAACGGTATTAGTCCGAACTTCATTCACTCGATGGATAGTTCGCATTTGATTAAGGTGGTTAATGCTTTTAACGGTCGTATCCTTTGTATCCATGACAGCTTTGGTACTCACGCTTGTGATGTACCTGTTCTTCGAACTGAACTGCTCAGACAATTTGTGGATCTGTACGCACATTACGATGCCAAGGACCATTTCGTATTGTCTGCAGAGAACAGAACAGAGGTACAACTCCCTCCTCATGGGACATTGTCTCTAGATGAGGTACTGGAATCGGAGTTCGCATTCTGCTAAGTTCGCATTCTACTAGTATCCTAATGTTACTATGTAGGGTCTAATAAAGAACTTTTATAGTACGTATAGGTGTAATATACTAATGTATATACTATGTACACTAGTACATTCATATATTACGTACTATATTAGTTCTTTATATAATACACTCTAGTGTACTATAGTATACTATATACTCGTTTGCTACAAGGTTATGAGATGAGTAATAATAAAACTACTGTTAAAACTCTACAAACTACTACTGTTGGTAAAGTAGTATGGCTACCTCTACACGTCAAAGAGCTCGATAAGGTTTTTCCTGAAGACACTAGTAATGACAAGTACGGTGTGATGTGCTATCGTAATGGACAACGCTCAGTCATTAAGTACATCGAGCAACAGGTAAAGAAGATGCTCAAGGAGGATACTAATGGTATCCCTAGATGAGTATCACTATGAGGTGCCAAACATCAATATCTTGCGTAATGTGATTGAAGCACACGCTGAAGACTACCCGATGTACCAAGGTGATAAGGTACCTTGGAGTCAGTGGTTGACTCTGTCTGCTGTGTGTGCTTCTAATTGTGTTCTTGTAGGTACTGATGATGAAGGTAAGCAAGCGTTTGCGATCTTCGACATAGGCTATGATCCTCATGTTGTTGGTTCTGTCTTGACTATGCAGATGACTGTAAGCAACAGTCCTAAAGCTATGTCTGCGATTACAAAGCGCTTGCTAAGAATTGCGTACAATTGCGGTTGCTCGTACATCTGGATGACTAGAAGGACAGGTGCGTACAGCTACTCAGGTACGTTTCATAAACTTAGAGAAAAATCTAATGGGATTTTTTAAAGACTTGATTACCTTTGGTGGATACAGCCAGTCTAAGGCTACGGCTAAGGCGGCTCAGGATCAGGCTAGCCAGCAGGAAGAGCTGTATAACCAACAGCTCAAGGAGCAGCAGGAAGCCGCTATCCTCAAGGGTGACGAAATGGCAGAAGCCGTTGCTACTATCAACGCTGGTGGCGGTGGTTCTTATGCGGATGATCCGTTCGCTAAGAGAAAGAAGCGTTTTAATTTCGGATCCAGTGATTCGTTGGGGATTATTTAATGGGAAAGGTTAAGAAGTGGTTTGGCGGTGGTGGTGATAATGGTGCCGCTGAAGCCGAACGTCGTATGCGTGAACAGCAGGAACGTGATCGTATCGAGCGAGAGAACAGGCTTATGCTTGAGGGCTCTACTGGTGCGGATACTGCTGCGTCGTCTGGTAATGTGCAGACGGGCTATGCTGATTACAGCGGTGGTGGCGTTCGTCGTAAGAAGCGAGTCGGCGATAATGTCAGTGCTTCCCTCGGCATTGGTTAACGAAGGTTGGGATTGGTAGTTAATGATTGACAAGACGCATCAAACCCTGTTTGAGGAGTACAGGGATTTAAGACTCCTCAATAAGTTCGAACAGTACAGTAAATGGACTGTAGCCTCTGTGTTCCCTCACAGTATGAAGATTGACGATCTTCAGGGTAATGGTGTGATTGAACGTGACTTCCAGTCCATGGGTGCTGTGTTGGTTAATAACCTCACGGCTAAGCTGTGCAAGCTCCTGTTCCCTGTTGGGCTTTCTTTCTTTAAGCTCAAAGATACGAAGGAGCTTAAACAGTTCTTGGGTTCTCTTGGTGAAAGGAAGAGAACTCTTACCGAGATCGAGAACACAAGCTCGGAACGTATTCTGATGAATGCAGGATACGCACAGTTGCATCAGTTGATTAAGACTCTGATTGTGACTGGTAATGCTTTGGTTGTACGCAAGGAGAACAAGCTCGTTGTGTACACTCCGAGAAACTACAGTCTCTTGAGAGACGCAGACGGTACTGTGCTTGACATGGTGCTGTGTGAACAGATTAGCTATGATAGAGTTCCAGTCGACATTAAAGCATTTATCAATGCTGAGGGTAAAGAACCCAGAGACACTGTCGATATGTATACACGAGTCAGAAGGATTGAAAATGGAAGATACAAAGTCAGTCAGCAGATCGAAGGACATCAGGTCGGAGAAGAAATCATCTTCGCTCAAAATCTGTGCCCTTACATTCCTGTTGCTTGGAGTATTGTTAATGGCGATTCTTACGGACACGGACTCGTCGAAGACCTCGCTGGAGACTTCGCCAAGCTATCATGTCTCTCCGAAGCCCTCGCCAAATACGAGATTGACGCATGTAGAGTAGTGAACCTCGTCAAGAGTGGTAGTGGTGGTGACATCGACGCTCTTGCTGAAGCAGAGATTGGTGAATGGGTTCAGGCTGATCCTGATGCAGTTGGTAAGACTGACGCAGGTGATGCGAACATGATTAAGAATCTTCTGGTGGATCTTGAGCAGATTATCGGCAGACTCAGTATTGCTTTTATGTACACGAGTAATGTTCGTGATGCAGAACGAGTCACGGCTGAAGAGATCAAACAGAAGGTTGCTGAAGCAGATCAGGCTCTTGGTGGTGTTTACTCTCAGTTGTCTGAGGCTTTGCACAAGCCCATTGCGTATCTGCTCTTGGCAGAAGAAGATAAGAAGATCGAAGCCGCCATCATGGCGAACAAGATCAAGTTCGAGATCCTTACTGGTACTGCGGCTCTTGGTAGAGGGAATGACACTGAAAGACTTCTGACCAGTATTCAGACTCTTGGTGTACTCATCCCCGCGATGTCACAGCTCAGTAAGAGATTCAACACCGAAGGCGTCATCGACATGATTCTGACGAACAACGGTGTTACGCTCGATAAGGTTATGAAGTCTGACGAACAGCTTGAGCAGGAAGCTCAGGAAGCTCAGGCTCAAATGCAGGCAATGCAACAACAGGCTACTGCCCTTGACGCCTCTCAGGCGGCAGGTGGTATGCTTCAAGGTTTTTAAGGAAATTAAATGACAGACCCTATGAATCAGAATCCGAATCCGAATCCTGAATCTCAGGTGGCAGGTACTCCTGACACCCCTCAGAACGCCCCTAATAGCGCGCCTACGGCGCCGACGACGCCTCCGAGTATGTACACTCCAACGAGGGCTACGGACGCGTCTACGTCTCAGGATACGCGTCCTACGGCTGACGCAGACTGGGGTGGCCTCTCTTCTGGTGACGCAGTCCTTGACGGTGCCATCAAGGCGTTTACTGCCTCTGCAGGTATGAGTCCGCAAGACTTCATGCAGATTGTCGGTAATGCTGTGGACTACAACGATCCTGAACTGATTGACAAGACGTTGCTTAGTTCCAAGTACGCAGGTACCGAGGACACGATTAAGGGGTTGGTTAATGCTCTGATCGCACAGGCTAACAATGCGGACAACATGATTCGCAATACTGCGTATCAGATTGCGGGTGGTAAGGAATCGTGGGATCAGGCAGTTGCTATCTTCAACGCCAACGCTCCTGCGTATCTCAAGGAGACGGTGAAGACGATGATTGACAATGGTAAGATTAAGGAGGGTGCACAGATGCTCATGAACAGCGTTGGCTCTTATGGGCAGGGTGCATCGTCCATGCCTCAGATGGGTGGCGGTATGACTCCCCAGAAGGGGCTGAGCTTCGACGAACTCAAGGTTGAGTTGGGTAAGCTCGTACAGGAGGCAGGTGGTGCCTCTCTCGAATCTGGTACGTATGGTAGACGTTATCAGGATCTTATGAAACGCCGTGCTATCGGTAGACAGCAGGGTATCTAATTAAACAGGGAGCCAAGTGCTCCCTTATTTTTTTTTAATAAGGAAACTAAAGAATGGCTAATACTCCGTGGCAGCCGTATTATTCCCGAAATCATTGGTCGGGTCAGGACGCCAATACTGATCAGCATCTCGAAATGTATCTTGGCGAAGTCGAATCCAGATTCGAGTACAATGCTGTGATGCGTGGCTTCACGAACGAACGTTCTGTTGCTAACGAAACGAATACGTACCGTATCGACCGAATCGGTTCGTCTAAGGTTATGGGCCGTAAGGCGGGTGAAACCCTGACGGCACAGCGAGTCACGAACGAGAAGATGATTCTCTCTGTTGACACGGTGCTGTATATCCGTGAAGTCTTTGACTGGCAGGACCAGTGGACGGCACCTGATCGTCTTATGGAAATCGCTCGTAACAACGGCTATGAATTCGCTGAAATGTATGACAACGCTCATATCATCCAGCTCATCAAGGCCCGTAAGGTTACGGTGCCTGCGCACCTCAAGCCGTCCATCAATGACGGTATTGAGATGGCGGGTGAGTTCAAGGCTGATGCTGAGACGCAGGCTGAACTTGAAGCTAACGCTATCGCTATTAACCTTGCTCATAAGAAGGGTGTTGATTGCCTTATCAAGAACAAGGTTCCGCTTGCTGACATGGTTACGATTGTCAAGCCTGAGATCTATTCTGCTCTGCTTGAACATCCGAAGCTCATCAACGTTCAGTTCGATAACGTGAACGGTGGTGACTACTCTGGTCGTCGTATGGTTCGACTCAATGGCATTCCTGTTATTGAAGTCCTTGAATGGCCGACGGACACGAATGCTCATCCGCTTGGTGACGCCTTCACGTGTGACGCTGAAGACCTTAAGGCGGGTATGATTACGTTCTCCCGCTCCAAGACGCTCGTGACGATCAAGGCTAAGGACTTCACGACGAACCTCTGGCAGGATAATGAGAACTTTGCTCAGGTGCTTGACTGCTACACGATGTACAACGTGGGCATCCGTCGTCCTGACGCTTGTGTTGTCTGCAAGTTCGAAGGACCTGTGGCGGCTTAACCTAGGAGACCAGTATGCCCACTATCATTAGTATTAAGGGTGTCTGGTCTGCTGCGCATAATACTCAGGCCGCAGTTCACGAAGTGAACCGACCTGGGTATCAGGGTGCCCCGAAGGCTGCGGCTAAGCCTGCAGCCCGCAAGGCTACTGAACAGCAGACTGCATCTAAGGCTGAATAATTCAGAGGGGAATCCTCTGACACTAAGGGGATTCCCCATGGATTTGTTGGAAGCTGTAAATAATATTCTGCCTTACTTTGGTGAGGCACCTGTAACTCGTGTGAATAATAAGCATCCCACGGTTACTTTGATTACGAGTACCATTGACACTGTTCGTAAGACCTTGTTGGCAGAGGGTTGGTGGTTTAATACAAGAGTGGTTACCTTGTATCCGTCTAGTGAAGGCGATATGCCTGCTCCAGAGAATGCTATTAGCATTGAATCCGCAGACGGTAAGAACTATGAACTTAGAGGTAGAGCCATCTTTGATTTGGATACTGGCTCCTTCTTGTTCAAAGATAAGATTGTTGTTAAAGTTCATGAGGACATTAAGTTCGAAGACCTTCCTAGAACTGTAGCTCAGTGGATTACCTGTAGAGCGGCTAGTAAGGCATACACCATGGACTTTGGTATTGAAGACGTACTGCAGGAGATGCAGTTGAGAGAGCAGGAAGCATACAACAAGATGCTTGCTGAACATCTCAGGAAGAGAAAGTATTGCACGTGGAAGAGCCGTGCGGGGATTACGTATCTGGGATCCTTGTTGACCTAAGAGGTAGAGTATGATCGTTGAATTGGCGTATCCGTCTTTGTTGTATGGTGTCTCACAGCAGACGCCTAGAGAGCGACAGAACGGTCAACTCACTGAGCAAGTGAATATGCTGTCTGACCCTGTTACGGGTTTGAGACGTAGGCCCGGACTTCTCAAGGCGTTTGAGTTAGAGTCTAATGGGGACATTGACTGGACTAAGGTGTGGTCTCAGTACATGGAAGTTGGTTCCTTGCAGATTAACCTTATCGTTTTTACGAACTCAGGTAAATGGCTTGCGTTAGACAAGCGAATGACGACCTTGTTGTCCAGTGGTCAGACGGATTACTTCAAGGCTAGCAAGGCAGGATCCCTTAGAGCTACGAACAACACTAGTCTTGGTTGGGTTCTGAATACAGAACAGAAGCCTAAGCCTATTACGGGTGGTGCTGACTATCTCGATGAGACTAGTGGGTATCTCACTATTAAATCAGGTGCGTTCCTCAAAGAATACTCCTTCAGACTTGAAGGTAAGTACAATGGAGTACCGTTCTCTCATGAGATCTTGTATACCACTCCTACAGGTACTGTTTCTGGTGATGCGGCTAAGAGTACGCCTGAAGGTGTAGCTAAGGAGATCTACGGCAAGATCTATAGCCTCTCGAATATCTATCCGACTAGAGAAGGTGCTAGTGTGTTCATCCGTCTTGGTAACGATAAAAAGGACGGTGACTGGCTTGGTGTTGTGAACAAGTCGGGTACCACGTATGCTACGGCTAGCACTAGAGCTAAGGTACGCAATGTGTCAGAGCTTCCTGCTACGCTTCCTAGTGTAGCTGATAACTGGATTTGCAAGGTTGGTACTAGCACTTCTGCTATGCAATACTACGAGTGGGATCATGCCACTCTCTCTTGGAATGAATGCGGTAAAAGAAGTTCTGTACAGAAGATTCAGAACATGCCTGTTCAGATCTCTCCTGATGAAGAAGGTACTGGAGTTACCATCAAGGCTGTAGACTTCGAGGGTAGAAAGGCAGGTGATGAGGAGAACAATCCTACTCCTGCTTATGTGTACGACGGTATCACAGGTATTGGTACGTTCATGGGTAGATTGGTACTCATGAGTGGTTCTAGAGTGTGTCTCAGTGCTAGTAGATATCCTACTAGGACTATGAGAGGTACCGTTACTGAGATCCTTGATGATGATCCTTTTGAAGTAGCTTCAGGTAGCATCAGTAGTGCTAGCTTCGAACATAGCGTACAGTTCAATAAAGACTTGATCTTGTTCGCTAGTACGCATCAGGCTGTGATTCCTACGGGTAATGTAGCCATTACGTCACAGAATGCTATGCTTGTGATTACGTCTGAAGAGAACGTAGACACGAATGCAAGACCTGCTGTGGTTGGTCAGACGCTAATGTACGCTAGTAAGCCTAGCGGTGATTACTTCGGTGTTGGAGAACTTACTCCGTCTGCGTACACGTCTTCTGTGTACACTCCGCAGTCTCTTACGGATCATATCCCTAAGATGATGCAGGGATCCTGTAGGCATATTGTATGTGCCAGTAACAGTAACATCGTGTACTTCACGAGTGATAAGGATCCGTACACGGTCTATGTCTGTGAATACTTCTGGAATAATCAGGAACGTACTCTGATCTCTTTCCATGAATGGAAACTTCCGGGTAGAGTCTGCGCTATGCACTATACTGGAGATAAAGTATGTGTAGTGCTTGATGCTGCTGAAGACGGTAACAACTGTCTGATTTGTAGTATTGATACGAAGACTGCGCAGTACCTCACGCAGGATACTGTGGTGTTCCTCGACTGCGCTCAGGATGTGTCCGTAAACGTGTCTAGAACGTCTCAGGCGACGACCAAGACCATCGAGATACCTCCGCACCTCCAAGGCACTAAGAACCGTGAGAAGCTCGTTCTTGCGTCTCTTACGGCAGGTCTGGTGGGTGAGCCTATCGGTATCTCGTCAATCAGTGGAAACACCATCACGCTCGACAGTTCGTACAAGACTGACAAGATCATGGTTGGTTGGTGCTATGAGAGTGCCGTTACCCCGAACTCTCCTGTCGTGTACAGCACTAGCTACACAGGCAACAGACGCATGATCTCTGACACAAAGGATACGCTCCAGAGTGCATTGATTACTGTGCAGAGAAGTGGTAACTTCAACGTTACCCTCAGTGATGTGAATACTTCACAAGAGAAGTACAATCGTACTGGTCTTACTTGGAGTGCTAGAGAACTGGACCTCGGTAAGAACAAGATCAGTAAGATTGGTGACATCCTTGTTCCATGCAGATTGAATGCTCATACAGCAGAGATCAGACTTAGCACTTCAGGTGCTAAAGAGATGAATGTTCTGTCATTGGTTTACAACATCAGACTTCATCAGAATAGAAATAGAAAGCAGTATTAATATATGGCGTATAGAAATAACAATTACACTGTAACCTTCAATAGTCCCCTGAACACTACGCATAAAATGACTGCTCAGGGGATGTCTCAGGGCTTCCAGATGGGTGGTCCTTGGGGTATGCTCATCGGTGCCATTGCAGGTACCGTTACTGGGGGTATTGTTGGGAGGTTACAGACTAAAGAAGCGTGGAAGACCTTTCAATCCCAGTTGAGAGCAGCTGATGCTCAGAACAAGAGCACGCTTCAAGAGCTTGGTAGAAACCTCTCTGAAGTCTCCAGACAGCGAGCAGTCCTTGCTATGGAGACTCAGAGTGCCTTGATGTACAACAAGACACAGGCTGTGAAGACTAATGCTGAGGCTAGGAATACGCTAGCGGCAGCTGATCAGGTTGGTAGTGCAGTGGCGTATGCCAAGAGTCAAGTCGCTCTTGAAGCATCCCAACAGGATTGGATGGCTAGATTCAACTACGAAACCCAGCAGTGGAATCTGAATGCTCAGGCTCAGAATCTCATCAATACTGCGGATGCTCAGTTCGTTGGGGTTAATGTCAACGGTCCGAAGTTCAATGCCGCAGAGGCCCTGCAGGATTTGTTTAGTGCAGGGTCTAGCATTGCGCAATCCTATGCCTCCAAGGGAGGTGGTGGATCTGGCGCACAGAATAGCAACTACATTCAGAAGAGAAACGACTCTTGGAATGGTAAGACCACGTGGGGCGCAGGCTCAAGCGGCTTGACTATGAATGGTAAATCCTATAGTAATCGAATGAAAATGAGTCCGCAGGTCTCTAGTATGTTGGGGCTTTAAATGATTGAACAGAAATTTGCAGGTGCAGGTGGTGCCTCGTTTGTTAATCCTTATCATGGGACGAGCGATCAGCTGTATACACCTACGGATTACAGCGAAGTAGCTCAGAACTTGGGAAAGCTCTTTAGCACTACGTATAAGCAAATCCAAGATAATGCCTTTAGACAGGGGCAGATTGATCAGTTGGCTAACGCTGTGGACACTGATCGTTGGCTCGGTAAGGATCAGTATCTCAAGGGAGCCAAGTACGCAAAGGCTCAGATTGATCTACAGACTGTCATTGGTAAAGCACAGGACATTGTGAACACGGCCATTGCTAATGGCAAGGGCAGTGAAGAGATGCTGGAAGAGATCAGGAAATCTCAGGAAGGTCTCTTTAATGTTGCTACTGAGCTTAGGGATACGAATCCTTCTGCGGCTGATAATCTAATTAATCAACTTAAGAATGTTCAGGGTGCGGCTGTAAAGAACCATGCTGAGCAGATGGTTGCTAAGACTAATGAGTACCGTATGAACGGTGACTATATGAGCGTTAATTCGTTCCTTAGTAACTCTGCTGAGTCTGCTAGGCTTAGTAATCAGGGGTTTATCCTTGATGAAGAAGCTACGTACAATGGTCTGAAAGACCAGATCAATGCTATTGACACCAATGCTACGATTATGGGAGTTGACAAACTTCAGTATCGTAGTCAGATTCTTGGTGGGTCTTTCCAGAACATGCTCACTAATGCCAAGATGGATTCTCCAGAGGCTGTGGGTCTTGTGAACAGTATGACTCGTACCATGGATAGACTCGTCAAGGATGGGTACATTGATCCTAAGACGAGTCTTGGCATCAAGGTGTTTGCTGAGAATAAACTCGGTGAAGCTAGACAATACTACATTGCTCAGGCTAGTATTGTAGCTAATAACCCTGAAATGGTGTACACTCCTGAACTGGAACAGCAGTTCAGCGGTATGCTTACCACCATGAAGGCTATGGGTGTTGAACCCATGACGCTTGCTAGTCTCCTGAATGGTTTCAGTACAAAGAAGGCTCAGTTCTTGAAGGCTGATGGTAATGCCAGTGCTTCTGGTATGGCACCTCTTGCAGGAAGTCCGGGTAGCGAGTCTTGGCGTAAGAACCTCGCTAAAGAAGTATATGGCCAACATCAAGCTATTGCGGCACAGACTGGTACTCCTGTCAGTCAGCAAGAGGTTGCAAAAGACATCATCACCCAGATGTGTCAGTTCACTGACTTCAAGGGTAGTCATAAATACATTGAAGGCCTTGCAACGAAACTTACCAACGGTATGAGTGCCTCCGGTGACTTCTTCAGTGACGACGTAGCCCACACTGCTATGGTGCTCAGTCAACTCATTAACTCTGATGATCCCAACATCAGAATGACTGTTAGGGATCATCTTGGTCCGAAGCTCAGTATCTTCTTGGATCAACAGCTTATCCCTGCAATTCAAGCAGCCAGTGCTGCTGCAGGTGACAAGAAGCCTGAAGTCATCAAGGAGATTAACAACAAGCTCCATGAGGCTTGGAGTAATCTCAATAGCGGTAGTACGTACAAGCTCGGTGATAGCATTACTGAGGACACTAAGATCGCTAATTGGTTGGGTGAGGGTGTAGCTAATAAGTACACGTTCTTTGGCTATGGCTTTGGTGGTCTTGGCTTCAATGAGGGACTTGCTCAGGTGCTCGCTCCTACCATGAAGGCTTACACGCCTAACATCACTTCCATGCTTCAGAGCGCAGGTACTACGCTTATGGAAGGTAAGGAGCTTGAGACGCTTCAGGCTGTCGGTGTTGTGCAGTCCCTGAATGACGGTTACACAATGATCTCTCCCAATGGTAATGCACCTATCTTTGCTATTCTTGGTAGTGATGGTAATACCACTAGAGAGTTCATTCCTGAAGTTCTTCAGAGTACCCTTACTGAGCTTGCCAAGAGACAGAACATTGGTCTTGGTGATGTTACTAGTACGTTCGGCAATAGTGACGTTGCGCTATTCCTTAATCCCGATACTGGTGGACTTGAGCAGGTGTTTGAGCCTGCTGACTCTGGTATGCCTGCTAGACACAGGTACACCAACAGAGAAGTGCTTGATCTCTACGATAAGCTCAAAGACGATTACGTTGCTCAGAAGCAGGAATCTGCTAGTTCTAAGATCGTGTCTGCTGAGGATCTCAGATCTAGGATTACTGAGTTCGAAGATAGTGACTTCTTGGACCCTGAAAGTGTAGAGAACATCAAATCCAGTGGTAACATCATGGAGGTTGGCAAGGGTGAGTTCGTGTTCGTTACTGATCCCGATAAACTTCAGAGTCAGTACAAAGAGGTTAGTAATACCTTTGTGAATATCAGTGAGGCTCTTAAGACTGCATGGGATGCTTCCAGAGAGAGCATCGGTGAATCTTATGATAGTCTTGATATTGACGCTCTTGCTAAGGACGCAGAGGATAAGTTCGTTGGTGCTTCCAAGACCATTCAGTCTATTGGTGCAGACATCAAGAACTCTGACATCCCTGCTGAGGTTAAGCGGAAAGCCACTGATATTTGGGATTGGATTACTAATCCCGAAAACACAGCTCAAGTGCAAGACTTGCTCTCTGAGGCTAATGAGAGCACTGTCGATGCCATTAAGCTCGTAATGAGCAAGGCAGGTGATTACCTCAAGGAGAAGTTCAAAGCTCCTGAGTTGAACCTTGCTATGGATGCGTACAACGCTCTTCAGGGTGCTGAAGATAGCTTGTCCTTCATTGGTCAGCATATCTTGAACAGAGTGCGTCATGGGTTCTATGGCCCCAATGGCAAATACTATCCGCCTCTGAGTCAGAGAGATGCTGATGTCATTGAGCGATTCATGGCTAATCCAGAGGGTGTAGGCCCTCTGTATGCCAATACCCTTGGCAATATCTATCGTAGATATGCTGTGGATGCTATTGGCTTATTCGAGAATTTGATGGATATTTCGCATAATAACGTTACCCCTGTTAAGGTGAGTAATGGTAAGAACGGCTTTGAAACGTTCTATACCACGGGCGCCATGTCTGGCTCTGTGTTTGGACAGGCTCTTGGCACTATCGTTATGACGGAGCTTGCCAAGGAAGAAGGTATGCTCCTGAATTGGACTGCTACTAATCCGAAGGTTACTAAAGACCCTGTGATTGGTATTGGTTACAAGAGAGGTTACCCTGCTTGGGATAAGCGCTTTGAAGCCGCTGAGGGTGATGCTATCGCTCTTAGTAGAGTTACGTGTGAGTTCGCTACTTGGTACTTCAACAACATTCCGACCAAGTTCTCTAAGGCTACGGGTACGGATTGGGAGAGGGCTACGACTAACCCTATGCTGTTGCCTGTGATCGTTGCGACTACTGACTACTCTTGGCATGCAGGACGCAATGCCAATGGATACTATGAAGCGCTCGAGCTTGTGAAACAGAATAAACTTGATGCGGCTATGGATCGACTCAAGGCGTCTGCTCCGTACAAGCAGAGTGGTTTCGGTAGAAAGATGAAGCTCGAACGCGGTCTCAGAATGTACTACAAGTATTGGCACGAGACTGAACACTAATAAGGATAAAGGATGTTCCCACAAAAATACTCAACGGCAGTCCCCGATATTGACTTCGGAGTGGGGACTCCTGAATCTACTGGGGAATGGCAGGGCGTTACGTCCTCGTATTCCCCCGCTAATTACTCCAAGCCTGAACATAGCATTGATATGTGGCAGGCTTTCAAATACTCGTGGCTGTATGACAGCATGAGTACCGCTCTGTACAATAGAGCAACTAAACCTAATCGTCTTGATCAGGCATACGTAGACAGTGGTGCTAACAACAAGTTCATGGAAGAGATGAAGGCTACCTATGGTAGTAAGCTCAACGAAGCCATGCTTGATGAGATCAAGAACACTAGATCCAAGGAAGACGAGGATCACACTAGAGCTACTATTCAACATAAGCTCATGGCTGAAAAGGCATGGCAGGACCATCCAGTGATTGCTCTTGGTGCGCAGTTCGTAGCTCCTGAGAACGCGGTTCTGCTCGCTACAGGTCCCGTAGGTGCCGCTATGAAGGGTACTAGTGCCGCTGTTAAGTTCGCCAAGTGGGTTGAGAAGGGTATGACGCCTGTAGCTAAGAAAGCACTGTATGCCTCGTACTGGGGTGGTGCAGGTGCCGCTCAGGCTATCCCCGGAGTTGCTTGGAACTATGATAATCCGAATGCAATCATCCTCTCTGCTAGTATCGGCGGGCTCCTTGGTGTTGGCATGTCTGCAGGCATGTCCGCTAATAAGGTCTTTGCAGATGCTCCTAGACGCGCATACAAGGCCTCTACGGGGTCTGAGGTACCTTCTAAAGGGGTACCTACTAGAAAGGCTTATGCAGGCGCTCTATCGCTCTCTGATGACCTCAGAGTGGCATCCGATGGGGATAGGCTCGATGAACAACTCCTTGGTGCTGCTCAGTTCGGGCATGCAGCAGACAGTGGTTCTGCGGCGGCTATGCAGGATGCCCTACAGGCTGAGCTGAGCATTAAGCTCAAGAAGTTTGAAGACCTCTGTATCGAGAAGGGTCTTGCTAATGATGGTTTCTTTGAGCATCTTAAGCAGGCTCTCGGCATGGAATCTGCCAATACTAGAATTCCTCTTAGAGATAGAGAGCAGGCACAGGCTGAAGCTATTGCGTTCCTAGGCAACACCTATCACTATAATAGGGCTATGAATGAACGTAAGATGCACATTGACGCCCTCACTGAGAAGATCAGTAAGCTCAAGCAGGAGTTGAAGATCAATGAGACTACCGTAACTGATGGTAGTCCTGTGTCCCTTCGTGATGAATACAGTCGTTTGCTTGATGCAAAGTACAAAGCCGAGATGGATGCTTATAACAAAGCTGTAGCCGACGCTAAGAACACTGGTGCATATACCAGTAAGCTCGCTAAGCCCGAGCCTCCTGTGAAGCACTCCCTCACGCTTGGTGCTGTCAAAGTCATGGAGAAGCCTAACATCGACTCTCTTAGCCCTACCGCTAGGAAGTGGGTAGAGGCTTACAGAGAATCTGGGCTTGCTACTGAGCTGGGTAATATGGTTAACCGTCTCGGTAAGGATATCAGAGAAGTTGCCATTGACGAAAACTACTTCCATACTAGGTTCTCTCTTGATAGAATTGATGAAGTAGCCAACGGTCTCCGAGAAGAAGAGTACCGTAGAGCTATGGCTATGGTTGAAGCTCTTGAGCAGAGTAGACCCAATAGATTGAAGTACATTCAGAATCAGGAAACTAAGCTCAACAACAAGATCAAAAGGCTTGAAGAGATTAGAGCTAATGTAGGTAGCAATCATCCTGTAGTTAAGACAATGGAAGCTGAAATTGAACAGCTCAAGAAAGACAACGAAGTCCTTGTAGCTGAATTCCAGAGGCGAGATGAGTTCGTTACTAATGTTCGAAACAAGTGGGCGGATTCGTCCAATGGTCATTGGATGCAGAGGGGTTACAGACGTGTCTTCACTATGCTTGGTGAGCAGATGGCTGATGACATCAAAGCTCTTACTAAGGAAGAAGTAGACGCTACTAAGATCGGTGCATTCCTGATGTCCAAGTACATCACTAAGATTGGTCATGACGATCTCAAGCAAGCCATTAGATCTACGGGTATTGAGAACGAACAGAGACTCGCTGAACTTATCCTTGAGGTTGGTGGTGATTTGGACATTCCAAAGGAAGCACTTGAGGCTTTGAATCTCAAATCTCTTGTTGCTCAGGCTACTGAACTTAAGTCAGTTAGTAATGCAAAGATCATTGGTGAAGCCAGTGCATTCAAACAGCGTTACATGTGGGATTACAGCATTCCGAGTAAGAGTACGGGTATCCCTCTAAAAGCTCTTCTCGGTGGTGACTTCATGAGCACCGTGAATAGAAACATTCAGGAAGAGACTGGACGCATTGCTCTTAGTCATGTTCATATGAAGGACAATACTGGTGAGACGTTCTACCTCAACAATGGTTTGAATATCAGTAGAGCGCAGGACATCATCAGAGACAGACTCAAGAATCAAGGGTACTCTGATCATGCAGCAGAAGAAGTTGCTACTCAGACCTTCGATGCTCTGTTGGGTAGAGCTACTGGTGAAACCCTCGGTCCTGTCATGCAGGTCCTTACTCAGGTTGCTATGGCTTCACAGCTCAAGAACTCTGGTATCTATCAGAGTGTTGAGGCTATTGCCAACACTGCTCATGAGTACGGTGTGCGTATGTGCGTAAAGCACATGATTCCCGCCTTGAAGATGGGACTTGGTACGTCTAAGGTTACCAAACAGGATGGCAAGAGACTTGCCAATATCCTTGCTAAGATGGGTGCCATGGACTCTCGTATTCGTCCTGACGTTGCTGTATTGCCTGATGACATGTCGGACGTCACTAAGAGTGCTGTGGGTAGAGGCATCATGAACTGTGCGCAGTATCAACGATGGATTAACCTGCAGGCTCCTATTCAACAGTGGCAGACCAATATGTGTGCAGGTATCGTTGACGAGCTTTTGGAAGATGCTCTTAAAGCTAAGGACATCTCTAAACTTGGTGAACTAGCTGAGAGCTACCCCAAAGAGGAGTGGAACGTCATGCTCAAGCAGTACGAAAAGCATGGTATGAACGTCAATGATTGGGACTACGAGATTGCTCATACGGTTCTTAAGAACAGCTTCTCCGCTATCAGTATGGTGGCTCTTAGGGCAAGACGAGGTGATAGACCTCGCTTCTTGAACACTGCTTGGGGTAAGGTGTGCTTTGCATATCAGTCCTTTGCATGGAAAGCAAACAATGCGCTTACCCGTAGATACGCGAATACTAGAGGTATCGGTAGTGCCGCAGGGCTTGTCGTTAGACAGCTCCCATTGTCTGTCCTAGCCGCTATCAGTATTCAGGCTATGGATGGTAAAGATCCCTTCAAGGACCCTGCTGCTCTTGTTGGTAAGGCAGTGAATGCCACGTCTGGGCTTGGTCTTATGACGTATATTGGTTCCTTCGCTAGTCAGGACATTGGTGGTACTGCTCCTGCACTGGGTTTCTTGAATACTACTAAGAGAGACCTCATCAACACCGCTACTGGTGATCCTATTGGGTTGGCACAGCACTTCCCGCTAATCAGTGCGTTCTTACCGTTTAGAATTGGTATTGGCGCTATTAAAGGTATTTCAGAATAATCATGGGTACTGTATCCTCTGAATCTCCGAAGGTACAGTATTCTGTTCAGAGAGAACAATCTGACGGTTCCTTGAACCGTATCTCTGTCAGAGTACCGTACTTTAGTAAAGATGACATTCATGTGTACGTGGATGACGTTGAGATCAATTCTTCTGCTACTGAGCAGAGTACGTACACTTGGCGATGGGACGGTGACTACATTGCCATTACTCCGAACGTAGCTTCAGGCTCTGAGGTTCTTGTTCGTAGAATCACACCGATTAACGAAGCCATCCATATCTTTGATGGTCGATCTGAATTCGATGATCAGAGTATGGATGAGAACTTCCGACAGCTCATCTACATTGCTCAGGAATACTCTGAAGGCTCTGGCATTAAGGACGTGTTCTCCGACATTAACATGCACGGATACAAGATCACGAATGTTGGTTGGGCTACTGATGATGATGACATTGTTACCTACGGACAGTACAAGAAGGATGCTGAAGGTGCTAAGGTAGCAATGCAGAAAGCAGAGGCCGCCGCTACTAAGGCAGAACAGCATGAGCAGAATACTCAGGCTATTGCCAATCAGGCACAGACTGACATCACTGCGTCTAAAGAAGCGGCTATTACGGAGATTACTAACCGTATTGCTCCTGAAGTAGACAAGGCTAGGGTTCATGCTGTGACTGCTCAGTCTGCTTCGGGTACTGCTGTCAGTGCAAGTAATAGGTCTGAGACTATCCTCCAACACGTACAGGCGCTTGAGGATGAAGTTGAACTTCATGTAAGTACTGCTGAAGCGGCTAAAGACGAGGCTATCCGCATCAAGGATCTCACTAAGGATTGGGCTACTAAGCTCAATGCTACCGTTGATGGTTCTGAGTATTCTGCTAAGCACTACGCTAATGAGACTAAGAAGAGTGCTACTAGTGCTTCCCAGTCTGCTACTGCGGCTGATGCCAGTGCTAAGAGTGCTAGTGCTTCTGCGAGTACCACTACGACTCAGGCTATTAATGCGAGTAACAGCGCTAAGGCGGCTAAGCTCTCTGAGGACAATGCGGCTCTCTCTAAGACTGCGGCAGGTACCTCTGCGACTAACGCTAAGGCTTCTGAAGTTGAGGCTAAGAGGCAGGCTGATCTCGCTAAGGACTATGCCAATCAAGCCTCTAATGATCAAGTGAATGCTGACTGGAATGAGACTGTGTCTACTGCTAAGGCATTCATCAAGAACAAGCCTACGCTTGGTGCCCTTGCATCTAAGGACAGCATTGCGTATAGTGAGATCACTGGTACTCCCCCTGAACCAGATCTTAGTGGTCTTGCTACTAAGAACGAGCTTCAGACGGGTCTTGCAGGTAAGTCTAACACTAAGCATACACACACTGTAGCTGAAGTTACCAACCTGAATAGCACGCTATCTGGGTATGTCACTACAGATACTCTGACTGAAGAGCTTGCTAAGAAGCAGGCTAAGGGTGACTACGCTACGAATAGTGCCCTTACGTCTGGTCTTGCAGGTAAGGCTAACAAGGCCCACACTCATACGGTGTCTCAGATTACGGACATGCCTAAAGTCGTCCTTAGTGTGAACGATATTGCACCTGATGACTCTGGTAATGTCGTCATTCAGGCTGGTATTGAATTAGTGAGGTGGTAACGGTGTATATCGTGAAAGATA